TAAAGCTTTATTTAATCCTATTGACATTCCTTGTGTTTTTTTAAAGTCTTCAATTTTATCTACACCTTTAGACAACAAATTTTTACCTAAATCTGTGTCATATTCTTTAATCTTTTTTTTAATTGCTATTATTAGTCGTTCCATAAATTTTATTTTTTATAAATTTCAAAGTATCATTAAAGTTTCTATTCAATTCACTAGAAGCCTGCGCAAATAATCTTGGCTTAATAATTGATATTGAAAGTTTTTTATTTTCTAAAAATTTTTTAGCTTTTCTTATTTCGTCTGCTTTTACTGCCATGTTTTTTTCTGATAGATTCCTTTCCCTTTTTAAATATTGAAGCAACTTTTGATTTACCCATTACCTTAGCTCTTTGTTCTCCTACAGTTAAAATTTGTATTTTTCTTGCAAAAGGTTTTTTTACTTTCTTAACTTTAGCTACAGTTTTACGAGCATCACTTGGTGTAGCAAATTTAATTCCTACAGTATCTTTAGGATTTTCGTCTGTATATAATCTTCTTCCAGAACCTTTAGGTTTTTTACCTGTGCCTTTTTTAGGGTCAGCCATTAGCTATCACGTTTAGCAACTCTTGAAGCTGTTTCTACTATCTTAGCTTTAGTTTCAGCATCTTTTCTTGCTTGCGTTCTTTCCTTATCTTTTACACCTTCGGCAAATCTAGCTTTTCTAATATTAAGCTCTTCTGCTTTTAATTGTAAACTTGCTTGGTCTTTAGCCATTTCCATTTGTTCTTTTTGTTGTTCTGGACTAGGTGGCATACTTCCCATTAATCCTTGAGCAGCTTGAGCTGCAGCAACAGCAATTCTATTTTCTTGTTCGATAGAAACTTCATTAGTATCTTCATCTCTAAGTTCTTTATTAATTTCTCCTGAAGAGGTAGGGATTCCCTCTGGTACTTGTGCTTGCATTTGTTGTTGATATAAATATGCCATATGTTGACCTAAATGTGCCATCATTAATGGATATAATACTTCTCTTGCTTGAGGATTACCACCAAATCTTGGATCCATCATAAATTGTTGGTGTACTGCAATATGAGCTTGATGATCTTGGTCTTCAAAAACTTTAATTGGTTTACCATTTAGTAAAGCCATATTTTCAGAAACTGGATCTCGTCTAGGAGTATCTTCATCTTGAATTATTAAATCTTGATAATCTGGAATATTTAACGATTGTAAAAATCTTCTATAAGCTTCTTTAGTATCTATAATATTAGGTGCTTGTTGAGCTAATTGTAAACCAGTTTGAGCTAAAGCAATTCTTTGCGCTTGAGAAAAAATATTAGGATCACTTACAGGCACAACATCTACTGCTTGATCAAAATCTTTTCTTCTAATTACTTTTCTTTCTCCAATAACATCATAAGGATATTCGTCATCTAAATATTCTCCATTTAATTCGTAAATTAATTTAAATTCTCTACCTTGTGCTTGATGTAATCTTTTATGAATTGCACTAAATACTTTAGAACCTTGTTCAATTAATGCAATTGTAGTTCCTACTGGACCTGATCCAGCAGATTGTCCTACCATAGCATCTGCAATACTAGCAAAACGTCTCCCTGACTCAGTTAAAACACCTAATAATTGTAAAAGTGTTGGTGAAGGCTCCTTAAACGGAAGAGGGATAAATGATTTTCGAAGATCATCACCATATGCTTCTACATCGACCCATTCACCAGGTGAAACAGTAATGTCTCCACCTTCTATTCTAGCACCTTTTGCTTTAAATCCACCATTTAGATTTGCAAAGGCAGCTGAATCTAAAAGAGCACGTAATGCTCCTGTACTCGCATGTTGTAAACCGCCGATCATTTGTATAAGGCCAAAGCCATAGAAGCCTAAGCCAGGAAGATATTTATAATGTATAAAATAAGTTCTTTTTCTTTTAAGAGGATCATCTTCTTTCCAATTTCTTCTAATCGCTAAAACTTGATTGCTTTCATAATCTACTGTTACAATATAAGGTAAAGCTAATCCTGATTCATCTTCTCCTAAATCTAAATCTGCATGTATTTCTAAAACTGTGTGAATTTTATCTGCCATAGAAGGTGTCATTCCTTCTAATTTTTGCATAGTCTGTTGCACCATATCAGATGTACTTTGACCACCTTGATTTTGTGTTACTGAAACTTGTCGGTAAAATCCCTCTACTTGTTTACGTTTGATTTCGTTAGTAGTTTGTTTCATAACTTGCGTATATCTTTCTGCAGTTTCTAAATCTGTATTTTCGTATGAAATAACAAACTGATCTGCAGGAACAAATTTAGAACATATTCTATCTAAAGAATTATCAAAATATATTTTTTTAAAAGAAGAACCTGCTAGAGCTAAATAAAATAACATTTGATCTAGTTCATTAAAGTAATCTGTTATTTGATTAGTAACTTGGTAATTCATAAAATCTTGTACACGTTGTGCTTGTTCTAATTTTTTATCTGTTTGTTTACCAACTATTTGTGTTTTTACAGGACCACCTGCTGGAAACATTTCTGATATAGCTCTTGCTTGAAATTGAGTTGCAGCTTCTGACATTAATGGATGATGAACACCTGAAGCTCCCGGGAAAGGATCTTGTCTATCCTCTACTACAACACCTAACATTTTAAGACCTTTAGAGTATTGGTCTTCCCAATCTTTTCTAGAAGACTTATCATCTTCAAAAGATTTAATTAAAGATTTACCAATACTTAAAACTTCTTGAGCTGGTAATTCTTCTGCTAAATTAGAATGATGATCTGACTCAAAAGCCTCTTCTTCTTTATCAGTTAAATTTTCATCTACTTCGACCTTTACTTTTTTACCTTGATCATCAGTAAATTCTAATTTTTTTTTATCTAATTCAACTTCTAATGCCATTATTTTTTCTTTTTACTTAAAACACTTTTTAAAGTTTTGGCTTGACCTGCATGTAATTTAGATGCTTTCTTTAAACCTTTAATTACTTTTTTAATTTTAGCTTTTCCTTTTTTCATTATGCCTTCTTTGTTTTTTTCTTTTTACGACCATCTGCTCTTCTGTTTTTATCTCGTCTACCTTTTAATATATCTCTATCTACTTTAGCTGCTTTACCACCTGTTAATGCAGAATTAACTCTAGCCATAGCCCATGCTTGTGGACTTACACCTTTTCTATGACCGCTTGTTCTATATGCTGCTAATCCTCTATTATAGATAGCTCTTATTTTAGATGGTGATACTCCAGTTTTTTTTGCCTTGTTTCTTATTGCTGTAGCAGTACTTGATTTTTTCTTAGCCATACATCCTCCTAAATTTTTTATTATGTATACTTTCTTTTTTAGACCCTACAAATTTTCCACCTTTTTTATCTCCAGGTAAAACTCCTGAACCTTTATTATCTTTATTTAATCTTTTAATAGCAGCTTTTCTTGCGCTACGAAGTTTTCCAGATGTACCAGATAAATATTTTTTAGGTACTTTTTTTCCTTTTCTTTTTCTAGGTGTACTCATAGTTTTTCTAAATCCTTTTCTATTAAGCACGTTTTTTCTTTTTACCTGCTTCAGAAAGAGCAATAGCTATTGCTTGCTTTCTAGATTTAACTTTTTTCTTAGATTTACCAATAGGTAATTTTCCTTTTTTATATTCTCTCATTACCTTAGCTATCTTTTTTTCCTTTTTAGTTTTCATTTAGGAAATCCCTTTCTCATATTTTTATAAGCTTTTTTAGTAATTGTTGATTTTGATTTAGGTCTACTTTTACCAGCTTTACGTCTGGCATTAATATTTGCATATAATCCTTTTTTCATTGTTTCATATTACCTCCTGGTACATACCATACTTTCCTAAGTAAGATATAAAACAAAAAAGTTAATTATTCTAGTATTATTTTTTTAATAGATTTAGAACCATCTATGTTATTTTCTAATTCTGCTTTACCTTTCCAACATTTATATGTAACAGATTCAGAAAAAGTTCTCTCTGCTTCTCTTTTTCCACGTAAACATATAGCCATCGAAGGTTGTAAACGAGCTTCTTTAATCTCACCATTTACAAACATTAATAATCCTATTACTGCCTCTATCAATTGTAACTCCCATTTTTGTAACCAATTTCTCTATTAGCATCTTTTAATTTTTCTATATCTTCTAAAACTTTATCCATTTGTTTTCTTAAAAACTCAATGTTTACTTTGTTTAATGCCATATTTTCAATATGAGCATTTAATTTATCAGTAGTTTTATATAAATCTTCTATCATCATAAATTGTTCTGAATCAGCTGGTAAAGAGCCAAGTTGACCTCTAGGCCATTTAATTCTAAATTCTGTATTTTCTTCTAAATCTTTTTCCATTAATTGTAGTCTAGTATCTGCAACATTAAGACGTTCTATAATTTGAAAATATCCCATTGTACCGAGAGCTACAATTATTATAAGACTGGCAACAGTCTTCATTGGCATTTGCACTTTTGCCTCTTCTCCGATATTTAGAGGTTTATTTGCCATTTTTTTTCTTTTTACACTTACATCTTTTACCAAAAATTTTATCAACTATAAATTCTGATAATGTATCTATTGATCCAAAAAATTTTAATAAAAATTTATCTAACATTTCCACCTTCTTCTAGCTTGTCTTATTCTAGAATTTGGATCGTTTCTAGTTTTAGCAGAGCTTCTTTTTAATTGGCCTAATGATCTTGCACAATATGATTTTCTTCTTTTAGCTGCTTTACTTCCAGGTTTAACTTTACCAGTAACAGCCATAGATAATTTAGAACCAGGATTAGCTCGTCTATAAGCTCTTATTCCTGCTCTAGTCATACCTGCACCTTTCTTAGTAGGTCGATAATATTTTTTTCTTCTTGGAATATCTCCAGTTCTTTTTCTAGGTCTTATTCTAGTTCTAGCCATGTAAAGCTCCTCCTCTTTCTGCAGAATCAAAACCGCCAGATTTTGTACCGCCTCCAGTTTGACCTCTTCCAGCATCTTGTGCTGTAGGTGTATTAGATCCGAATTGTCCTGCATCAATTCTACCTTGTAAATCTCTTACTGATTCTCTAGCAATCGCTTGTTGCACTCCACTTTGATTATTTCTTATTGCAGCACCAGCAACAAAAGGAATTGCAAAAGGTGTTAACGCACCAATTATTCCACCACCTGTCATAACACTACCTAAACTACTTGCTACTTTTAAACCTGTTTGAATGTTAGAGGGTATGCCTAATGTATTTTCTACAAAGTCTGTATAATAATTTATATTTTCTTTTATTATGCTATCTGCGGATTCTTTAGAAGCTTTTGTTGGTTCGTCAAAATCCCATTGAAAGTAACCGCTTTTATCTGTAAAATCTTTCTTTTGTCCATCATCACCTTCAAAAATTGGACAAACACCATTAACTGACATTCTTCCATTAGGACAAACAAACTCGTTCATGGTCTTCTACCTTGCCTGTTATATTTTTTATAACTTCTTTTTTCATTTTTATTTAAAGACTTTTTATGTCTTCTTGGTCTTTTTCTTGGTTTAGGTCTTGGAATAAAATTAACAAACTTACGTTTGGCCATCTATTTTTTTTTATTAATATTTATGGGTATAACTTTAAGTTTATTTTTTTTAATTATATTACTCATTCCAGGATAGTCTTTAGCTTTGCCTTTATATAAAACTCCACCTTTACCAAAATTTTCTTTAACAGTACCAGTTGGTTTTTTGGCCATCATCTCTCTGTCTTTAGATTTACCTTCTTCATAGCCATCATCGTCAAAAACTTTTGCTTTACCAGTATCTTCAAAGTCAACATCTAAAATATCTTTAGTAACTTCTTTTGTAGTTTTAGCCATTATCTTTTTTTCCTTTTACCTTTTTTAATTACGCCTCTTGCAATTAAAATATCTTTCTTAGTAACTTTTCCATCACCTGACATATCAGGAAATTTACCTTTTTTCTTTTTCTTTTTTTTCTTCATCATCTTACCAGTCATCTTAGAGTTTTGCATTCTGCCAACTCCAGATCCTGCTCCAGCTGTCATTCTCATTATTTTATCTCCACTTCTATTTTCATAGCTTTCATCATTTTTGCATGTTCAGCTTTTTTATTATCGTCTATTTTTACAACTTCATCACCAGGATTTTGCATTGCTTTTTTTAACATTGCAGCATCTTCTACAGCTCCTGGAAACTTATCATAAAATCTTTTATTAGCTTCTTGGACATCTTCGACACTAAAACTTTTAACGCCTAGTCTAGGTTGCTTACCTGTTCTTTTAAATGGGTTACTCATCTTTTAAGTCCTCCGGTGTACTTAATTTTTTATTCAATATACCTTGAAAAACTGACTGTGTAAAGGTAGGAAGCATCATTTCGCTTATAGGATTTTTTAAATGGCCAGTAGACCAAGAAATACAAGGAACTCCTTTTTCGTCCCAAGCTACTAGAGCATATCCTTTAATATCTATTTTATCGCTAATTTTAATACAAGCATCAGTAAAAGCATTTACTACTTGATCATCTTGTATAGCAATTTTTTCTTTTGTTGTAGCTTTTCTAGGTGTTACTCTCCACCTATCAAGAGTAATAATGTTTGTTTTTGCGCAATTGTTTTCTTGTTTCGTCATCATTGTCCTCTGGATCATCGGGATGTAATACTAAAAATCCATCACGGATCCTCATTAAAGCTTGCACACAAGTATCATGAATATCATCATGCTTTCCATATGGAAATTGTGCTGATTCTTCTATAACATCCTTAGTCCATTCTTCGTCCATTGTAAACACTAAACCGCCCTCGAACATAGAAGCTACACTATGGGTTCTAGAAACTTTATCTCTTTCTGGAGTATAAGTAACTATAGGAACTCCCGACCTACGCATATCTTGTATTAAAGATTGACCACTTGCTCTTTTCTCGATTAATACTTGATCGGGCATCCATTCCCAATAACTGTCTTGTGCTCGTTTTCTTAAATCTGGATATTCTAATCTTTCTTTCCAAGCATCTAATAATAAACAAGCAGCATATGGAACATTGTTTTCATCTCTAGCTGTAAATACTCCCCATGTAGTACAAGCAGAAAAGTCAGCAGAAGATTTTGTACTAAAAGCAGTATCGTAAGATTGAACTACATAACCTAATGTAGGTATTTTATCGCCTTCATAAACATTCCACCAATCTCTTTTAATAATACTTCCTTCTTCGTTACTAGGACGTTGTTGATATAATGCTTGCCAAACTCTTTGACCTACAGTATTTTGAATTTTTTCTAAATCTGTTTTACTATAAGCCTCTGGCCATAACGCATTTCCTTTATCATCTATCGCTGGTAAATCTAAAATTTTCCAATCTTCTCCAGATTCATTTAAAATATAACCAGCTAAATCGTCCTGGTGCCATCTAGTTTGAATAACAATAATTTTACCACCAGGTTGTAATCTAGTATAAGCTACAGATTTATACCACTCTAATAGATTTTTTCTTTGAACTTCTGATTCAGCATCTTCTCTGCCTTTAATCGGATCATCTATAATTAATAAATGTGCACCTCTACCAGTAATAGCTCCACCTGCACCAACAGCTGAATAAGTACCACCGTGTATAGTATGAAATCGTTTAGCTGATGTACTGTCTGATCTTAAAGC